ATTATGCATCTGGTGCTGTTGGTGGTATCAATATTATTCGGGGTGAGGTTGACTTACTTAGAAACTCTAAGAATCCCGCAACACTTTCAAGTGGGACAGCAGATCTAGTTTCTGGTACTGGAGTTTCTGGTACTGGACTGCAGATTAATGTAAGTTGCAACTCTGCTGGTAGAGTTGGTATTGATAGCATTGTTGCAGCTGGATCTGGATTTGCAGCGGGAAATCAATTTACAATTCCTGCATCTTTCTTTCCTAATGGTCAAGAGGATGTTGTTCTGGAAGTTCAGTGGGTTTTACCATCAGTTGCTGATGTTCTAACACCAACTGGAACAGGAACTACGCAACTTATTGCTGGTAATGGTGATACAAGCACTCCACCAACATCAGCAAATGCTACAGCAGATATTAACTTTGTTGTTTCAGACTCTAGTAATTTAACAGCGCAGATTAAAGATTTCTCTGTAAACCCACCAGCATACTTCAAATCATTCTATACAGTTCCTAGAAGACTTTGTATGGATCACATGCCTTCACATAGACATGCTAATCCAACTGGAGCTAGTGGATATAGTTCGATTACTGCTGATGGTGGATTTGTTGAAGGATTTCAATGTCCTACATTTGGATCTTCTGTAGAAGGAAATCAAAAACAATTAAGTCTTACGCCAGGTTATGATACTGTGCTTCCTGGTATTGGTTATGTTACAACTTATGTGGAAGGTAAAACCGCACCATTTACGGAACAAGCAACAAAGATAAGTGGTAATAGTATTGGTGGTGGTCTTGGTGTTGATCAACCTATTTGGGAAGGTCCACACCCTAGACCGTTGAATGGTAACTCTGGAGCTGGTGGAAACTGTAATTATAGGGAAGCGGCAGCGAGTGGAAGATTTACCAATAGAAAGAACTGGTATGGTAATCAAACAGCAAACCAAATTGCTAATGCTAGTGGTGACTCCAAAACATATCCAACATGTTTGAATCATAATTCTGAAGATCATACAGGAATTAGATCTCATAATCATTATTCTTTTGAGGTCACTATGAACGCTGGATTCTTGAGAACACCAACAATTGTTCCTGTTGATGATATTCAAATTGATAGCACTTTGAGTGGTTCAGCAACTAATGTAGGCATTCAAAATCTTCCTTCATCACTAAATATCAATGTGGATATCAAGACTCCATCATTGACTATGATCTATCTAATTCGAGCATTCTAATGAAGTTTTTACAAAAAGAAAGAGCAAAATTAGGTTCTGCCCCTGGAACAATTATCCAATGGTCATCACCAGTCAACGATAATGATCCAAATGCAGCAAATAATGTAGATGTTCTACCTGCAGGATATCTACGTTGTGATGGATCTGTGTATAGTAGTAGACAATATCCATATCTAGCACGAATTTTAGGTACAGGTGCTGGAAGTTTGTATAAAAAGGATGATCAATTTTTAGATGATGATCAATTTCAAGTTCCAGATTTAGGATCTAAACATATTGAATCATCTGTTGGTGCGAACGTTGGTTCATATAGAAACAGTACAAAAATAACAGGGACAGATACTGTAATTCAGAAAGCAGGTGTTGGTGTAGAAATTAACTCTAATATCGGTGATGTTGCTCAGGTAGGATTTAATGGTACTTTTACTGTACCATCTCAAAACTTTGCTCTAAATGGTAATGTCGGATGGACTTTTCCAACCACGACAGAAGAAGAAACTGTACAAGAACGAGCAATCGGTCCACACATGCACTATTCAGGAACAAGAAGAGTTGCAGTCAAAGAATCCCCAGGATTTGGTAATACTTCTAGACCATATTATCAACGTCCAGAAGATGCTACAACAGCATCTCCTGATTGTAATGATGTTGCTGCTGCTTATTTTTCGAGAGTTGGATCTGAACCTGGATATTGCAATAGCACATGTGAAAACTTTCAAGAAGCTTTTATTGGTAGAGGACCAACTGGAGGAGGACCTGAGGGTCAACCTGCTGAAAATAACCAATCACAATGGCCAACTAGTAAAACGATTACTACAATTACAGCAGCAAACTGGCCAAATAATGCTACGATTAACGTAGGTAACTTGAGACCATTTGATACTGTTCCTGAGGATTCCTCAATTGCATATGCAACCATCAGAAATACAGAACAAACTGTTGAAGCACCTCCTGGAACAGATACAACCGATTTTACGCTACATAGTCACAGACTAGATAGAGACTTTACTGAAACTGATTATGAAGCAACTACAGATGTCGGTTCAATTAGACCTGATGGATTGAGTGCTGAAGTTAGTGTTAGAACTTCTTCATCCACTAAATTTGATGATGTTGTCTCTCCATTTATTGTCGTAGAATTTTTAATCAAATACTAACATGGCTGTAAGATTAAGGGGTAGTTACAATCATCATTATTCAGATTTAATTTCCGATTCTGGTATTCCTATCGGAACAATTTGTTCTGTGTTTGTTGATGATGCTAGTTCTTCATCACCCACATCTACAGATGTAGCAGATAACTATCCTGGTTGGTTGTACTGTGATGGTGCTTCGGTTAGTGTAGAGGATTATCCTCTATTGTATGAAGTTCTTGGTAATAAGTACGGTGGAACTGCGCCAGGAAATGTTAACTTGCGTGATTGGGGAAGTACAGCTGGATCAACTACGACTGCTGTATTTAATTTACCAGATCTCAGAATGAAGAGATTAAATGGTCCTGGTGGTGTTGATGGTCCTGGATCTATTACTCCTGATAACTCTCAGATGCAAGTCGGTGATACTGGTGGTGAGTGGTATATCTCTAGAGCAAGACAATTAGATGAATATACTATTGGAACAGTTAGAGTGGAAGGATATGAGACATGTGTTGATTTTATTGATGGATCTCTAAGTGGTACTACATCTTATACTGTAGGTCCACTGCAAACTAAACTCTTAACTGGTGCTCCAGCACACACGCATTTGCTACTTTGTTCAGAAGAAGATCTTCGTGATGGTATGGATAACGGACAAGCGCATAACGATAACGAATATTCTCCAAACTACAATGGAACGTTTGGTAGTGTGAACCAGTTTGATCCAACTGGTGGATCTCCTGCAGAACATACTCATTATCTCGCTGAATTCAGTCCAAATACCACTGGATCAAACGTACAATATTCATATTGTACTTCACAAACATATACATCTTCTCCTGATGCTTATACTAATGCTTTTGGAGCAAACAAAGTAAACGAAGGTTCCAATAACTCTAAAGGACAATCAGTTGATTTTGAAGAAAGTTATACTATTGATGTAGATCCAACACAGGCTGGTATCACACTAAATACTGGTACTATCACAATGACGGGTGCGGAACAAATTAGTGTTGTTGCATCAATTGTACCTACCACTCCTGTCCCACTTGTGCTAAAATACTTCAGGGTCAAATATTTAATTAAAGCTTGGTGAAATAAATTATGCCGATTACAACTCCTGGGTCATCTAATTTTAATGAGATGTTGAACCCAATTATTCCCATCAATTTGATGGGTGGCAAAGCTCAGTTTGATGATTTCGTTGGTGTTTGGGAAAACTTTGTACCAGAAGCAGTCTGTACTGAAATCATTGATTTTTTTAAATCTTGGAAAGAGAATGCTACTACTGTAAACGAAGAACGTGATCTAAAATTTTTAGATCTTGCAGATGCAGATTCCACTGCTAGTAGTGGATCCACTCAGTTTGCTTCTGGTCATCTTGGAAGAAATGATCTTGCTATCATGCTTGATAACATGAACATTCCTTTAGCAAATGTTGTTAATCAATATCTACAGTCTTGCGTTAATCACTACTGTAGAGAATATAATGCACTTGGGTCATCTCCTCTCACATCTTGGGCAATCAAGATGCAAGAGACTCCTGCAGGTGGTGGATATCACATATATCACTATGAACGTGGATCTTTCAATGAAGCAGCGAGAGAATTGGTTTGGATGATTTATTTGAATGAAGACTTCGATGGTGGTGAAACTGAGTTTTTCTACCAAAAGAAACGTATCAAACCTTCTACTGGAACTGTAATTATTTGGCCAGCTGGATTCACACATACACATCGAGGCAATCTAGTCCTCGAAGGTACTAAATATGTTGTAACTGGATGGTACTATCAGCAACCTGTTTAATATGAATATTACAAACAATACGATCATTATCAGTGGTCCAACTAGGACCATCCAAAAAGGAACACTAACCACAATGGTTACTGAGGCTGATTGGAATCAATTTATTGTTCCATGTCTTTACCCTTTATGGGATTCGGATAAAGACGTTCTAACCACATTCACATATCGTGATGATCCTCAGGAATCTTTTCGATGTGAGAAGAAAAAGTATGTTCGTAATCATACAACAGGTGAGTATTTTTGGAAAGATTATCTCTTTTCAGAAGTTCCTATGGAAACAG